CGTGTTACTCATTCTTACACCATGCTGATCGGTTGAAGGTCCTGCTTCTCCGCTTGAATAGAATGGTGCAAAGTCTTTTGCCGAATCATCAAATGTCGGCGAGTTAATATTCATTGTTTCTTCTACTTTGCCGTAAGATGCAGCAAAGATTTCAGCTCTCATATCTTTATAATCACGAACTCTCGATTCAAGATCAATACGTTCTATCACTGTATCTGAATCTCCATCGTCCGGAAGAATACCGAGTGTTTCTACTAATCCATTTGGTATTGTAAAATTAGCTGTACCCTCAACAAATAATGGGGGTGGCGGTTCTTCAATACTGAGTGGCATCACTCCAACTTGTGAATTAGTTGACGGTATTTCTAAAACAACTTGACCGCCTAAAAAGAATCCGGCTGGATGCACAAACTTTTTATATAAATCTTTCCACGTACTTAGCGGAATAGATGATTTAATAAGAACAGAGAATATTTGATATAGCCCACTGTTCTGGATAAAACGAAGTGATTCTGTTCCTATTTGTGATTCACTTACAATAAAAATGTTATTCTTTGGATATTCTATTTCAACATCTAATCCATAGAATGCCCGAAAAAATCCTTCTGCAGAATACTTTGTACCTTTGACTCTATAAAAATTTGCAAAGTTACGAAGTACCTCACGCGGTTCACTAAAATATGTTGAGTTGGCACCGTCTGCAATAGTAGCAAAGATATTTTCAATATAATCTAAATCTGTTGCTTCTAAATCATATAGAGTATAAAGATCTTGTAAAGCATCAATCGTTCCATCAGAATCCATATAATCATAGTAACCTTCTAAAAAGGTAACTAGATTTGGATAAGCGCCAGCATAATATTGAGGCAATACCTCTTTAATACTATATGACCGTAAATTTAAATTCGTTCTATTATAGTCTGGCCCGTGCGACATCTTAATATCCGGATGAAGGTATGCTTGGAGATCTTACATATGTATTAGCTGCACCAGTTGCAGATGAAGTTACACCAGTTCCACCACCAAGAGTAACATCTGTTTGTTGTCTATCAACTCCACTTGTAGCAAATGACGGAGCTTCATCTAAGTCTAAAATATAACTTCGTAATGGTCTAATTGTAGATTGATTTGCCGGAGTAGCTGATAGCTTAATATAATTTACACCGGCAGTAATACCAGTAGGAGCAAAACCCGTCAAGTTAATCGTACCAGTTAATGCATCGTACGATCCTGCATTATCTATTTCAACTTCACCTATAGAGTTAACAATTTGTAATTTAGTATTACCTAAAGCATTTTTAATAGAACAAACATTACCATTGAAAATAAATGTAGATGATGTAACAGTGAAATCCGTTGCACTAGGTGATGATAATTCTACAGGAAAATATATTTTATATGAAGTTGATTGTAATAAATCTGGCACAAATCTTTGTTGTAGTTTTACTGTCGCCTGAGAGTTTAGAATTGCTTCACTAATATCATCAACTTGACCTAATAATTCTGATCTTCTAAATATTCCACCAAACTGTTTTAAATTATTATTAACATATGATTGTAATTCTGCAAAAACAGTTGATTCTGTTGATTTAACTGTTTGACCGGTTAAGTTTGGATCAAAATTAAATGTTAGAATAATTTCGAGATAAGTTGTTTCTGGATCTTCAAATACCGTATCAATAGAAAGAATCGAAAGATTATTTGATACTTCTTGTACTATTGAGTTTTTAACTGTTGTCTTTTGTGCTTCAGTCGTACCGTCTTCAAATACAAGAGAAACATATACTTTACCAAAATCTGCCGGCACGTTATCTTCACCGCCCCATGCTATAGCATCTGTAACAGTTGGATAATTTCTTTGTATTACTGCACGATAGTCATCAGCTGTTACAAGTCTTTGTTGTGCGGCAAAAGAGATAGGTGCGTTTTGTCGAATAGACTCTATTGATTGTTTTGGTCCACCAACACCAGATGGAGCAACCGTAGTAACGGCTAAAGGATAATTACCTACATTTGGAACATTTACCTGAGCTCCTGGTGCAAATGAAGAAGCATTATTTGCATCGGCTCCTTTACAGGACAAATATGTAACTATAATTTTATTACCAATAGAAGGAGATTTACCAAAAGATATTCCATCACCAAAGTTTAATTCATAATATCCGTTAGGAGCTTCAGAGATCTGATAATAACGTGATTGAGAATTAACAGATGTAGCAGTTGTAATTGGTGTATATGATGTAAATGAAGTACTAGAAGCTGTTTCATAGACATAAACTGCAGCAGTATTAGTATCCATACTTTCATCCTGAATAACATATAACTGACGTTCGCCTACATCACCGACAAAAAATGTCTTTTGTTTTTGTACACCTTCAAATATTTGTATCGTAGTTCCGCCATTTTCATTTAAGAACTGATAAAAACCTTCACCATTATCTGTAGCTGTATAATCTTCTAATGTCTGAAAAGTATATGTCACATCATCAGCATCAGCAGTAAATGTATATCCAGCACCTAATACAATAGAACCTGGCCGACCACCAACTCCATTAAGATTCATAGTTAATTGTACTTCAGCTCTTGATGCAGTACGAGATCTTGGTACATATCCTAAAGTAGCAGCATGAGATACTACTGAGCTACGCAATTGTGCGGTTGTAAGAAACGATTCATTCAAAGCAAAGTTAGCAGTCAATGCATTATAATGTGTATTATATGCAAGTACATCTAAGATATTAGAAAGACCCGACGCTTCAAAATTATAGTCTTCGAATTCTGGTTGTTTTGCAAGATATGTTTTCAAAGAGTTTTTGATAGCATCAAAATCTAATTGAGTATTTTGTACCGTAGTTGCCATATTATCTCAGCCTTGATAAAGATGTGGTTACAGTAACAAGTTCGCCGACATTTGCTATACCGAATCGAACTGTTACATCTATTGCGTTATTATCTGGATTATCTGATACATCTATTTTGTCTATTATTGCTCTCGGTTCGTAATTATTAATAGAAGCAATAATAGCCTGTTCTATTTCATAAGCTGTACCATCGTCCATATTTTCAAAAAGAGCATCACCAATTCCACCGCCAAAATTAGGCATGAATGGTTTTTCTCCTGTTCCAGTCGTTAATATATTTTTTACCGCTTGCTTTACAGCAGCGGCATCAACTTTCTTAAATATATCTCCGTTTGTCTTTGCATTAAAAGAAAGATCTATATCTACATAATTTTTAGATCTAGAAGTTACAACACTAGATGTTGAAAGATTTCCGTCTTCTACTGCAAAGGCTCTTGTTGCTGGCATAATTTATTCCAAATAATTTGTACTATTTATAATGTTTAACCTAGGATTTCTATAAGTTCACCAGTAGTTTGTACTGATCCATTAAATCGTGTTTCTAATTGTTTAGTAAAGTTTCCTTTATAATTAGAATCAACTTTTGGCATTTGTAATATAACATGACATTCTAGAGATCCATCAGGATTATATCTGTCATAATCTAATATAACTTTCTCATATAATATACTATCTTTCCAGTACACGGCTAAGTCAAACATTGCCATATGATCAGGTATGCCGGCACGATTTAATAACTGGTATACGACTACACGTCCTTTTGTTGCTAAATCATTAAGCCCGCCTGAAACAAGATTTTCTTCCGGACCTTTTTTATATAGACCTTCTACGACAATTAATCGTCTTTCTGAAAACTTACCTAAATCAGTATTGACTGTATTCATTGCCATAGCTTGTAGATATAACTGACGTGCAATTTGTAATCTTTCAGCGTCATCAGTGATATGATTCATATTTGTTTTTTCACCTGCACCACCTAAAAACTTTCCTATTGATACGCCTCTAGCTAACTTTGTACCCGAAGATATGAACGGAGCATTATTTGGATTATACACAGGATCTGGTACAATCTTTTTAATACCAGGATTCGGTTTAAAATATGAATTATAAAAATTAAAATCACTCATTAGCGTGCTCCAGCCGGACCAATAATCGAAGTATTTTCTGCTACTGTTGGAGTATTGCTAGCAGTTCTGCCTACTTCACCTGGAAAACCTTTACCTAAGGATTCTGGATTTAATTTATTTTCGGCCACTTGTTTTCCTGTAAATTCTTCGTTATTTCTATTATTTTCATCTCTCATTTTAGATCTGATTTCACCGGTTGTTAATGGTCTATCACTCACTCCACCAGATAAAGTGGTTTGATTAATTAATCTTTTTAATTCACCCTCTGGATCTACTTTCACATCTTGTATACCGTATTCAGACTTTGTGTATATACTTGCTACGGCCAAAGTAGGTAAAGCCGTAGCCTTTAAGTCGTCATCAAGTGGAT